CGCGGGCCATTGTTGCTATTGGGAGGGATAATTGAAATGATGATTGAATCCGAATTGTGTATAGTATGCTGGCGACCGTATGCAATGGCGGCGGTGCCCGTATGTGATGCATGTGCGGAACGGTTGCGGCGCGGGCCGTGCAGGGGCTATGTATTGACGGGAGAGGGGAACAACACGGGCGGCATGGCGGGCGGCAAGGCCGACGCTTTTGTTTTGCCCATTGAATCGCGCTCAGTAAACCTGAGGGAGACGACAGGACATGCAGCAGAGACAACTTGTTGGCCGGGTAACGCCACCGCCGAAGCCCGCGTTGCCCGTTGATGCCAATGGCAAGGTGATTGATCCGGTCCGGCCCCGGTGCGGTGCCCACAGCAAACGGTCAGGCAAACCCTGCCGGAATTGGGCTATGCCGAATGGCCGGTGCCGCATGCACGGAGGGACTTCAACCGGCCCCACGGCGGCGGGCCGGGCCAAGATATCGGAGATAAACAAAGGGAATAAGAACGCCGAGAACCTTGGTTTGTACGCCGACGGCATGCACCCGCATGAACAGGATATTTATGGAATGGTAGCCGTGGGCGACCTTCAGCATGAGATACGGATGACGCGGTTGATGTTGAAAAGGGCGTACCGGGCTCAATTCATTTGGGAGGCGGTGCGCGGCCAAATAGCCCGCACGCGGGAACACGGCATAAAGGAGGCCATGCTGGAGAGTGGTTTGTGGGACATCGACGAATTGGTGACCGAAACCGGCACCACGGGCTTTGACAAAGATGGCATTCCGCTGGATATTGATAAGCAACGCGTGGTTCGCCGTAAAACGGACTTCAATGCCGAGATACGCCAATATGCCAAGTTGCTTGACCGATTGGAAAACACGCAACGGCAACTCCTTGAGGGTGCCAGTGATGCTGATTTGGTTGCCCGTTTGGCGGAGGACTTAAGGGCGTTTAACGATAACGCCGTGGGCACGTTGCCGGGCGGTGAAATATGAGCGGGCTGAATAAGGTGCATACCATCGCACCAAGGCCGAACCGATCGTTTAACCTTGCGCAAAAGACGCGGCCCATTTTCAACGATTTTTTAATAAGGAGGCAATAATGGCGGCACATGGCCAGAAAACACGTTTACTCGACCGCCCGCCATCATGGCGGCGGGCATGGCAGGTAGTTGTGGACCCCGGCACCGATAATAGCACGGGCCGATTGAAGGAGAAATATACGTGGTTCAGGGACAAGTGGGAATTGTTTGCCAATGAGGTAGCCGGTTTGGGCGCGGTTGTGATAACGTTTGACTTTAAGCCCGTTCCAAAGATGACGTGGAAGACCATGAAGTGCCCGTTGATAATCAACTTCATTGGATATTACACCGGCAACCATGCCACGCCGCAGGGGCCTACGTTCCAAATATATGACCACGTGGGCACCGATTGGGAAGAGGTGCCCGATGGGATTTTGGATGTGGGCCGCACGACGGAAGAATTTAAAACCATGTACGTTCCCTTCGACGATAAGTACTTTGACGCGGATAATAACGTGCGGCTCCGCATACTTCATCCGGTTGTGGGCGGCAACCCGCTTCATGAACTTCATGTGAATCATGTGGGACTTGCCATAGGTGGCGTGACAACCACAACCACAACCACAAGCACCACAAGCACTACAACCACGGGGCCGTAACTATGCGGATACTTACAAAGCTATGGGGACTTTGCCAAAGTAACGTAGGGGGTTTAAGGGACCGGGCGTTTTGCCCCGGTTATTCATGGTTACTTAAAAAGGTTCCGGAACCTTTGCAAAGTAACGTAAGGGCTCAAAAGGAACGCCGGATTTTCACGTTACTTACCAAAGGTTCCGTAAGGGACGTAAGGGACCGCCGGATTTTCACGTTACTTTGGGGACTCTCCGAGACTCCCGTAAGGACCCCGGCATTTTGCCCCGTACCTTACGGCCCCTTACGTGAACTCACGGCCCTTTGCGAGATAGCCCAAAGGAACAAAAGGGATTTGTGATATGCGTTTGATGCGATTGCGTTTGTTTAATACATGGCACGCGCTCACCCATTGGCGGGCACACAAACGGATAAATGATGGATTTATCGAAGGGATTCGAGAGCCCGGCGTTACGTGGAGCGCCCGTTTGTGGTGCCCGGTGTGCGCACTCACGGCCCTTTGGAGGAATATATGGGATTAATCACCCGCGCCGCCGCCGATATGCAACCCGGCCAATTAACTTCCCGATGGACAAAGATGTTTGACCATCCTGAGCAGATCCGTTTGGTGCGTTCGCGTGCCCGGTTTAACATGGTTCCTGCGGGCCGTCGTTCAGGGAAGACCGAATTAATTGGTAAACGCAAACTTATCCTTAAAGCACTTAACGCGCACCGGCGGGACTTACCGGATTTCTTCATCCCTTACGCAGACCCGCGTTTGTTTGTGGCCGCACCCACAAGGGACCAAGTAAAACGTATTTACTGGAACGATCTGAAGTTAATGATTCCGCCGCGTTACATCGTGGGCCGCCCAAACGAGAGCTTGCTTATGATCAAGTTGGTGAATGCGGCGGAGATATGGTGTTTGGGCATGGACAAGCCCGAACGTGCGGAGGGTGTTGGCTGGGATTACGGGGTTTTGGACGAATACGGCAACATGAAGAAGGAAACCTGGCCGGAGCATATCAGGGCCGCGTTATCCGACCGGAAGGGCCAATGTGATTTCATTGGGGTGCCGGAAGGGCGGAATCACTATTATGACCTTTATAAGGAAGCCCAGGCCCGCGCCGCACATGCCGACCGCAAAGGCAAGCCCCGCACGTGGGACACGTTCCACTGGGTGAGCGCCGATATATTGGACCCCGAAGAAATTGCCGCCGCCAAAGCCGACCTTGATGAATTAACATTTGCGCAGGAGTATGAGGCCTCTTTTGTTAATTTCACCGGGCGGGCATACTGGGCCTTCCTGGAGGCGTATAATTGCGGCCCGTTGCAATACAACAAACAAGCGCGGCTTGATTTTTGTTTTGACTTCAACGTTGAGCCGGGCGTGGCCGTTGTACTGCAGGAGCAATGGTTGCCGCAAAAGGTAAGCGGAGGGAAAAAGGAATGGGGAGATGGCGTAATAGGGGAGGTGTATATACCACGGGGCTCAAACACGGTGCGGGTGTGCGATAAACTAATCGATGACTGGGGCGGGCCGGACGGCCATGAGGGGCCTATTTATTGCTACGGCGATTTCACGGGCGGTGCGCGGGGCACGGCGAGCCTATTGGGGAGCGATTGGGAAATAATAAAGCGTAAATTGTGGGGCCATTGGGGCGACGAGCGGGTGTTTTTCCGCGTTAAGCCGAACCCACGAGAGCGCGACCGCGTGAACAGTGTGAACAGCCGTTGTTTATCGCTCGATAAAGCGGTGCGGTTAATGGTGGACCCCTCCCGCGCACCCAAAACGGTGAAGGATTTTGAGGGTGTCACGTTGATTGAGGGCGGTAGCGGCGAGATTGATAAGAAAACAAACCCCGAATTGAGCCATCTTACGGATGCGTATGGCTACCGCACATGGTATGAACATCCCGTGAAGAAGCAATACACAACAAGCGGGGTGAAATTTTGGAAATAGATGCGATAATGGCAACGGCCCCGCTTGTGATTGAGGGTGTTATGCACAAAGGGCGGGCGAAGCGTTGTGCTATTTGTAAGGGGCAAATAAGGAACGGAGAACCTATTGTGAGTTTTACCGTTAACACAAACAAACACCGACGCTTTGACATGCACGGGGGCCGGTGTGCAATGGCGGCGCTATTTGACTTCATGAGAACGTGGAACGCCATAAACAACGGAGGGGCTAAATGGGTAAAAGGGACCGAGCCGCACATACAAAACGAACCCCGATAAGCGGGTATACCATTGAGCGACATTTGGACGTGTACGATATGAACGATTATTTGGATAAGCCGCGTTGTACCATGTTCGGGCGGCCCGCCCAGCAAGCCTTTAGCGCTTTTTTTGTGTGGGAAAAATTATTGGGGCCGTTGGAATTCAAGCGATTCATCGAAGTGGGCACCGGGTACGGCAACGCCAGCATCTTCTTCATGCTTCACTGCGTGCAAAAAGAAGCCAATTTTATCACATGCGAAAAAATGAAAAACCGCACAACCGATTCATCGCCGCTCAAGAAGATGTTGTTATTCCACGAGAATTGCATTGTGGGCAACGTATACGGCCCGGCGATATCACAGTTTATCCTGGAGCAAATTGCCGCACCGGGCCGCACCGTGCTTTTCCTTGATGGCGGTGATAAGCCTCATGAGTTCCGTTTGTTTGCCCCGGCGTTAAAACGGGGTGATGTTGTGGCGGTGCATGATTGGGGCCGTGCAATTATGCGGGAATGGGTGCAGGATGTAATTGATGCCTACGACCTTCAGGAAATATTTGGCAAGGAAAATGTGTTTTATAAAACACTTACGGCAATGTTCCGTAGAAAGGAGGAAACGTGATTATCCAAAAAATCACAGTGGTTGATGCCAATGGCCGGGAACGGACTATTGATTTCCAAAAGACGCCCGTGGCGTACCGGGCAAAATCGGTGCTTGGTTACGTAGCCAAAATGATGGACCACAAACAGGCGGCGAAGAAGGGAAAAAAGAAATGACAAGGGAAGAGGCCGTGGCCATTGCCACGAAAACCGCGCTCGGGTATATGGGCCTCCCGTACCTGTGGGGAGGGGATGATCCGATTGCGGGTTTTGATTGCTCGGGGTTTGTGATTGAAATACTCAAATCCGTGGGCTTGTTGCCCCGGCAGGGAGACTGGAACGCCGCCGGGTTGTGGAGACACTTCTCGGAGAATCACGGATGCGCGGTTTTGCGGACCGCCGTTACGGAAGGCTGTTTGGTGTTTTGGCACGGGGCCGACATGATGAAGATTATTCATATCGAGTACGCGTTGAACGACGAGTTGTGCATTGGGGCTTCGGGAGGCGGCAGTGGAACCGTTAGCCGTGCGGATGCAATTACCGGCAACGCATACATAAAAATCCGCCCATTCGCATCGCGGAAAGGCATATACGGGGTCGTAGACCCATTTAAGCTTAAATATGGCGGCGGATATACCAGCGAGCCGGTTTAATACCGACGTCCGCGCAATCTGCCCAATATGCCACCGGGAAAAACCGCATTGGGAGCTGTGCGATTGCTGGGAATTTGTAAATGGGCACATTAAGCGGAAGGAAAAAGAACATGGCGAAACGCAAAGGGAAAAAAAGGACGGCGGCGGCCAATAAAGCCCGGCGGTTGCAGGGGCCGACCAGGAAGAAGGATTACGATTACGGGCGGCCCGTGAGCGCGGCGGCCAAGAAGAAAGCGCGGGCATACGCCAAGGCCCGCCGTAAGGGCGGCGGTAGTAAACGCACGGGCACGCAACACAGCCGAAGTTCCAAAGGTACGGAGGGAATCCATTGGAGCGGCCCCGGCGGCAAACGGCCCAAAAGCGGCAGAGGACTTAAGGGCCGGGAACGCCGTATGTTGATTTCGGAAACGAGTATGAGGCGGGTGATGCAAATACAACGCAACCGCGACATGAGCAAACTTAGCAAATCTTCGCAGAAGAAGGTGAAGATTTTAATGAAACGCGTTACCAAATTCGCGTTCGGTTAAAATGCGCGGGGGGATATTATGAGCGTTAAAATGCGGGGAGGCCGTTGGTGAGTTTTACACGGCCATCCCAAGAAAAAACGTAGCAAAAGGGATAAACCGAAGGGTTCGGTGATTAAATGCTACCCCGGCACCAAAGCCGGGCATAAAAAAGCGCTGGCGATGCATTATGCCATTCGCATGAACAAATGAAGGGAACAAAACAATGGCAACAAACGCGATGGAATTATACCGGCACCACAGCGGCCAGATGGAGTCGTGTGATTTGTTGGAATGGCAAAGCCACACGGTGCTGGGCGGTGCGATACGGTTGTTTACACGTAAGGAAGTGAATCATTCAAGCATAATCATTCGGCCCCGTGAATATGCCGGGCTGGCTAACCGGCGCTTTTTAATTGAGGCGCTGGGCGGCGGTTTGGTGCCCCGGTTGTTAAGCACGCGGCTTGAAGAATTCAAGGGACGGGTATGGTGGCACCCATTGAGGCCGAACCTTATTACCGTGGAGGCCCGGCAACGGATGGCCGAGTGGGCCATATTGGAAACGGTTAAGGGCACCCGGTACGATTACGGGAGCTTGCTTGGCAACATGTTTAGCCGGGTAAACGTTGACGCCTCCCGTTGGTTTTGCAGTGAGGCGTACACGGCGATGCTTATGGAAGGCGGTTTATACCCAAGGGATAGCAAGGCGTTGAGGCCCGGCGAATTCGACGTGCTCAACGTTCATTTGCCGCCCGTTTTGGTTTATGATACTGTGGACATGTAAGGAGGCTAATATGGCGGAATCATTGACAATTACTGAACTTCAATACACCCACGAATACTATGATGCATACAAGCAATTCTGGGATTTTATGTTGGCATCATACGAAGGGATAAGGGCGTTAATTGCCGGGGAGCATGTGTTGTTCCGCCATGAACGGGAGAGCCCCGGCAATTACAACCGGCGCGTAGCGGAGGCTTATGGGTTTGGGTATAGCCAAAGCATCGTCGACATCTTCAATTTTTATTTGTTTAAAAACCCGGCGAAGCGCGACATGGGTCCGCTGGCGGACGACAAGCAATGGGAGATGTTCAAGCAAGATTGCAACATGTACGGGGCCGCGTGGGAACAATGGTTGCTGGAGACGCAACGGTACGCGGCCATCCTGGGCCATGTGGGCATATTGGTTGACAAAACCAGCACCACGTTTGATAGCGTTGCCGCCGAATTAAAGGCTCAAGTTTATCCGTATGTGGCGCGGTATTTCCCGCAGAATATTTTGGATTGGGAATATGAACGGGATGAAAACAACCGGCCATATTTGGCAATGGTTAAACTGCTCGATGATGACCAGGTTTACCGGGTATGGACGACCACGGAATGGGCCACGTACCAAATCGATGAGGATGCGGAGAAAACCGCGCCCACAGTGAAGGACGTGGATACGGGCATTTCACGCGGCGGTGTGCAAAGCGCCGGGGCCATTGGTAGCCAAGTTGAGGGCGGTGATGAGCGGGCCAGGATTGAGCCGCTCGACCAAGGGCCGAACCCGTTTATTAATGAGGCCACGGGCAGGGGCGAGATCCCATTTATTTGGATGTATAATATCAAGAGCCGGTTGCGCGGCGTGGGTGTATCCGACATCAAGGACGTGGCGTACATTGACGGCTCGATTATCCGTAACTGCAGTGAGGGCGAAGAATGTATTAAATACGGCGCGTTCCCAATGTTGCGGAAACCAATGAGGGAAAAGGGTGCCGGACCTTCAAGCAAGATGGAAGTGGATGAAGTGGGCCAGCAAGCGGTTTTGGAATTTGACCCGGAATTGGGTGAGGCCGGGAAGCCCGATTGGTTGGAGGCGGCGGTATCCGAGCCCGTGGACGCTATATTGAAATGGTTATCCAATAAGGTGGCGGAGATATACCGCTCGAGCAATGCGGGCGGCATGGCGGGCACGGAAATCCAAACCCAAGCCAAAAGTGGGGCCGCCATGAAAGCCGAATTTCAATTACTCAATAGCAAATTGGTGAGCAAAGGGGCCAATGGCGAAAAATCGGAAAAGGCGACCCTCCGCTATTGGTTAATGTGGCAAAAACGGGAAGAGGAATTGACAAAGATATCGTTGGAATGGCCGCGCACATACGACATCGAAAACCTGGCCCAAGATTTGGAAAACGCGTTAACGGCCAAAAACATCGTGATGAGCAAAACGTTCCGCGCCGCCGTGCAAAAACAAGTAGCGCGACAATACATGCCCACGGCGGACCCCAAATTAATGGCCGACATTGATGATGAAATTGACAAGGCCGCCGAAGAAGCGGAGGCGGCGGCGGATGAGGCGAAGAAGGTAAGTGAAGAAAATATTTTTGGAGGAGCGGATACCGGCGCGGCCAAACCCGGCGGCGGTGCTGGTACGGGCACAGGGAAGGAAGCTCCCACAAATGAAAAAGTAGTGCCGTTGCCGGGCCGTGGTGCATCAAGCGCAGGAGGTGATAAATGATAAACAACGATAAGCCGCCGGTATACACACCGCCGGAGCCGCCAAAGAAGAGCTTTGCAAAGCAATCGGGCGTTAATTATGCGAATGAATCCCCGAATAAAATCAAACGGCAGGACGCGGAGTATATTGACAAACAACTAAACGTTATTTTCATCAAAGGACACGCCCACAACGTACATGACAAACAAATGGACCTTGTACGGGGCAACGCCAAACGCAACGCAATCCGGAGGAAGATGCCATGATTCCAGAACCCACAAGCGACAAGGAATGGGAGGCCCGGTATGACGCCGAAACGTTGGCGCGGGCGGAGGAGATAAAGAACGACCCGACCCGTTTGGCCGCCGCCCAAAAGCAAGCCGCCAAAATGACGGAGGCCAAGGTGGAAGAGGCGAAAGCAATGGCCAAGGTGGCTGGCAAAGGCAATCGCCCGACGTCGGCCCAATCTGGCGGCCAGAAAAACCCATTTAATGTAGGGGTCCGGTTATGAGCAACCCACGGGCAATATTGCACGCGGCGGAAAAGACCGATGAGGCTTTGGGCAAAATAATATCAAGCGGGCAGAATGAATTGCGTGCGGCCATTACGCGGCTCGAACGCCGTATCGTCGACGGGTTTAAGGAATTGTCCACAAATGGGAAGGGTTTGCTTGTGGGGCCACGGGTAAACCTCAAGCAAGCCCAGAAAATGCACAAAGACCTGGTCAACATTTTTGAGGAAGAATACGGCAAAGGGGCGCGGCGTGCGGTAAACGGTTTTAATGACGTTGAGGCTCAGATAAAAGCGAATTTTAAATCGTTGGATGTGGCGGCGGAATTTACGGGTGTCGATCGGGATATCATTAAAACGTTGGAAAGCCAAGCGTTGCTCGAATTCGAACAATTTGGCCGGGCCGCCCAGGAAAAAATTGCCACGGCGATGTATGATGCCGTTGTGGCAAAGGGCGGCTGGGCTGATTTGGTGGCGACGATGAACGGGGTGCTCCAAGGAGGCACCGCCGCGAATGGCCTCAGTTTGGCCGCCTATTCCACAACGTGGGCCAATGACGCTATCATGAATTTTCATCAACAAGTTGCATTGAAGAAGGCATCGGATGCCGGGCTCACCATGTTTTTGTATTATGGCAACATTATCGGAACGAGCCGCCCGTTTTGCATTGACCGGGCCGGGAAGGTATTTAGCCGCCAGGAGATTGATTCATGGAATGATTTATCATGGGCGGGTAAACGCGGCCCGGCCATGACGTACCGTGGCGGATGGAATTGCCGCCACCATTGGCAACCCGTGAAAAAGGACTGGCTCCCGGAAGGCGGCATTGAGATTGCGGATTACTTTGAGGAAAAAGGAATTGCTGTTAAACGGGGCACCACGATTCCGGCATGGCCGGGCAAAAACGGCAACAAGGGCGGTGTGCGCGTGGGCAAACCCAAGGGCAACCCAAGCGCGGACCCCGATTTGCGATGGGTGCCGGATGAGGACGACGACAATGGCCGGGCATGGTGCGACCAAATATTCACCCATTGCCAAGCGTACACAAACACCTCCGGCCTTGGTGCATGTGGCCCGGTGGCCGATAACATTGTTGACCTTTTGCAGGCCCAAGGCCGTAAGGCCCGCGTTATGTATTGCGACTTCCGAACATTGGAAGCAACCACGCCCAGTGACATTTTTGGCCATTATGTAGCCGTGGAATTGGATGAGGCCGATAACGTCATCCGTATATGGGACCCGACAAACCCATACGCCCGCAAGAAGCCAATATTGAACATTTATCCTGGCAACAAACCCGCCCAATATTGGAACGGGAAGTTTAAAGATGCCATTGAAGACGCCCGCGTGGATACGGAGATATTTACGGCGGCGGGCCGCTCCGGCGACGATGGTTTATACGGTGCCGGGGATTTGAAATGGTGGAACGACAAAATGGGCAACCCGCAGATCGCCAAGGAGGCCGCCATTGAGGCAGGGGAGGCGGAATTTAATGAGGCTTTGAAGAAGGTTCGGAAGGCGGGCACGGCCACCGAGATTGAAATGGGCGTTGGTTACGTGGACACCAATGTTCCGCTGGATGCGTTGGATACGGCGAAAGTGGAAGCCATCAAGAAGAGCATATTGGCCGGGGATAAATTCAATCCGATTGTAATATTGGGCGAAGCTGATGACCCGCGTGTTTTGGACGGCCTACACCGGATGCGGGCATATTTGGAATTGTATGGGCCTGAGCATAAGGTTAAATTTATCACGACCGATAGAATTTATTATAACGTACTCCAAGGCCGGGAGCGCCCGTTGCTCAAATATACGAAAATCTATGGCAAGCCGGAAGTTAAGGATTTGTTTGAAACCGGGCTGGCCAAATACACGGACGAAGAAGGATATTTTATCGTTAGTGATGCGAAGATATTTGGCACCGTTGAAAAAGATCTTAATTTGTTGGATGAAATTGATAAAATACGGGGCTCATTTACGGAGGATGAGTTGGCCTCAGTATCGGGCATGAAAAAAACCCCGTGGAACCGCATGCGCGGGGCATTTAAAACATTAAAGGATGAGCGGATACGTTTATATAAGGATGTCGATTTTGGTGATGCGGAAACGTATTGGGAACAACTAAAAATCATCAAATACAAAGGAAAATTGTACGTAATGGACGCCCGCAGTGCCTACCGTGTTGCGGCGGGCCGGTTGAAGGAAACCGCCTCTTTTTATACCAATGTTGTCGATCTTGATGAGTTAATTGCCAGAAAGGCGTCCTTTGGAAAGGACATTGTGTATGCACCCAGCAAAACAAAGGGCGACGCGGTTGCAAATTTATCAAAAACGGTGAATAAATCGTTAAACGATAGCCCGTATGGATACGTGAAATCACATGACCAGTATACATGGCGCTTCAGCCATAATGACTGGCCGGGGTTTTCGTATACCATGCCAACAAAAGATAAAACGGCCTTAATTCATGGCATGGTGCGGGTTGAAGGAGAGATGACTCACGAAACCCTTGAGGGTGTTCATTATAAATTTGTGGAATTGCAAAACCGGGCCAAACGTTTAGGCTTGCCGCCGTTGCGGGCCGTAAACGCCAAGGACGCCGTGAACATGAGCAAGGCGAGTGTGGCGGCCAGCATGGGAGACGGTGTTTTAACATTGAACGCACATTCCATGAATGCCGATTTGGGCGGGTTTGTGATTGATAAGGTTGCATACCGTAAAACATGCGACAAATTTGTGAGCATGGGCGAGAAGGTATTACCGGCCATTGAAAAACAATTTGGCAAGACCAGCGCGGAGGCCCGCGTATTAAAGGAACAAATTGCGCTCCGCAAAGACGAATTGAAAAAATTGAAGGATAATACTTGGGAAGGCCCGGCGTTTGGCGGCCAAAACCGGCGCGTCAATAAATGGAGGCCCGGTACAAAAGGAACGGGCACCGTAACAAAAAAGGGCGGGTCCATTACATTTCAATTAGACAACCGCCCGTTCACGTGTGAGCAATATTTCGACAACGCGTGGGAGCAGGGCTACACAACAATGGACCATGAGTTTGGGCACCATATACATCAGCAACTATTGGTTGATACGTGGTATGAACAAAATAAGCCACCGTTGGAACAATGGTTGAAAAAGCACATGCCAAACACGGACCTTGACCGGCAAGCCACGCGGTACGCCATAAGCCGGGATGATTATGGGAACCTTCAACCGCATGAATGGTTCGCGGAGAACTACGCGTTGTGGGCCAATGGGAAGAAGGGATTGGTGGACCCGTATTTGCACGGGCTCATGGAAAGCCTTGATGATTTAATGGCAAACAAAATCACAAAAGATGAATTGAAAGCCAGATTGATGACGCCGAAGGGTACAATACGGTCGACCCCAATAAAAGCCAAGGGCACGTATGCGAGCAAGGTTGTAGGGTACTCACGAAATGATTTGCTGGTATTGCGTGCAATGGCCCAAAAACCCAGCGGCGTAAGTTTGGATGATTTGGGCAAACTTATTGATAGCGATGTGTGGCAGGGGAATTGGGGATGGACCGAAATTGATAACGTGGTCAAAAAGTTAAAACGGGAAGGCCTTATACGGTCCCCGGCAAATGACCGCTTTGTGTTGGCGGGAAAGGCATAACGTGAAACCCATTTGTTTTGAATGTATGTGGTTGTTCGAGCCCGGCAAAGAATATGAACCGTCATTGGAGGAAGATGGGCGGTTGACGTGCATGGCGTTTTTCCCGGATAAAATACCACACGAGATTTTCTCGGGAGAATTTGCGCACCATGTACGGCACCCGGCCCAGCCTAATGATTTGGTGTTTGCATATTCGACGGATTATAAAAAGCCGGAATAAATTAATTTTTCACTTTACGGTCTTTTGTGGTGCGGTGTATACTGACACCACAATATGTCGTATTACTAACTGAACAGCCGCCGGTAACGGCGGCAAGAGCCCGGCGGGTGACCGCCATAAAGGGAGGCGTAAGCTATGGATTTTATTTTAAAAGTTGATGAGAACAAGCAAGCCGTTTTGAACGATGGGAAACCCGTTTACATTATGAAGGACGGGGACAAGGAAGAAGAGTTTATTGCCGACGTGCCGAGCATGTACGGCAAAACCCTTGAATTGAAGGGTGAAAACAAAAACTTCCGCACCAAACTCAAAGAGACGCAGGATAAATTGGGCGTTTTCACCGGGTTGTTTAATGGCGTTGAGGACATTGGAAAATGGAAGGGTGATGCGGATAAAGCGTTGGCCACGGTTAAAAACCTCAATGACAAGCAACTGGTGGATGCCGGGAAGGTGGAGCAAATTAAGAAGGAATTGCAAATGGCACACGATACCAACATTGCCAATGCTCGCACCGAATTTGAAAACGCGCAAAATGCGATGAAGGACCAGTTGGCGGGTAAGGACGCGACGATCCGAAAGCTCACCGTGAGCACGTATTTTGCAAATGACCCGCACTTTGCCGGGAAGGACCCCAAAACAAACGTGAAGCCGGAAATGGCGGAAGCGTATTGGGGCCACCTTTTTAGCGTTGATGAAAAGAAAGCGGATGGCAATGGGCGGCCCCGTGTTGTAGGACATCATCCGGTAACGGGTGATGAGATTTTGAGCCGTAAACCGGACACCGTTGGTGAAATTGCCGGTTTTGCGGAAGCGATGGAGGTTATTATTGACAACTCCCCGCTTAAGAACGACATCATGACCACGCGCCAAGGCGGCTCCGGTGGCGGAGGCGGGCAGGGCGGTGGCGGTGGCGGTGGCACCGATGAAATTAGCAAACTCCAGGCCGAATATGCGGAAGCGCAAAAGGCCGGGGATGGCCGCCGGGCGGTAGCATTAAAAAACAAAATTTTCAGGCTCAAGCAGGGCGCTACGCCCTCTGGGCGATAAACGCCGGGGCTTACACGTTAACGGGTAAGCGCTGGCCAATTACAAGGAGGACTTAATTATGGCTAACGTTAACGCAGCGGCAACCGTTTGGAACTGCCCCAATTATACCGGGGAGCTTTATCTTATTGGTGCAAACCAAACCCCGTTCCTTAATATGATTGGCGGTTTGCAAGGGGCGAACATCCGCACCGTTTCCGATTTCCAATATCCCTTGGCTCAGCCGTGGGCGTTGGAAAGTGCGAGCCAGCCCGCCATTACGGAGACCGCATCATTGACAGCGCCGAACCCGTGGACGTATGTGCGTTCGCAAGACGTTAATACGTGCCAGATTTGGCAAAGGCAAGTGAGTGTATCATACGCCAAGCAATCCGTTATCGGCCAAGTGACCGCCGATGGCACAACCGGGCTCGTAATGCTTGACCAGCAACCCGTGCAAAATGAGCTGGATTTTCAAATCACGGCCCACATGCGGCAGATTGCGCTTGACGTGGATTACACATTTTTGAACGGCGCGTATCAGCAAGCTACCAACGCTGGCGTAGCCGCGAAAACCCGTGGCGTCATCACCGGTGCCGCCACCAACTCCGTAGCGGCGGGCGGTGCGGCCCTGAGCAAGGCCGTTATCGATCAGTTGCTTCGGACGATGGCAAGTAATGGAGCGGAGTTTATCAACCCGGTTGTATTTTGCAACGCCTTCCAAAAGCAAGCATTTAGCGACATTTACGGTTACGCTCCGAATGACCGTAATGTGGGCGGTGTGAATATCAAAACCGTGGAGACCGACTTCGCCGTGCTCGGAATTGTATGGGCTCCAAACGTACCGGCGGCGACCGTGGCAATCATCGACATGGCGTTTTGTGCCCCGGTTTTCCTCCCCGTGCCGAACAAGGGTGTTTTGTTTTATGAAGAATTATCCCGTACCGGCGCTTCGGAAAAAGGCCAGATTTATGGCCAAATCGGCTTGGATTACGGGCCGGAGGAATACCACGGCAAAATCACCGGGCTTGCAACCTCTTAATGAAGTGACGGCCATTAATTAAAACCGCACACAAACCAATTCATAAGGAGGAATTGACATGACCCAGCAAATTAAAAAGGACGCCATACGCCGACAGCGGCTGGCAAACAACCCCGCACTCGAACCCGAGTTGCGTTGGTACATCCAGCAACTTAACGCGGCGCTTGGCCAGAACACGTTTGGCACTACCACAACCACGACCAGCACCACTTCGACCACAACCACTTCCGCTTAATGCGGTGGCGGTTTGGTAATGGTGGCTGGCGTTTTTGATGGAGGCTACCAATGGCAACAAAGCAAGAAGTTATCTTCACCCGCGTTCGCGGTTTGGCGAGCGTTGTTTGGGATCCGGAAAAGAACCGTATGCTGGCCCACTTTAGCAAACAGGGCCTACTCGTGACCGATGATAAGCGCGTTATTGATCGGCTTGATGCAATGGGCTACCGCCGTGTTACGGCGGCGCAGGTTGCCGGGGCCGGTTTAACGTTGCCGACCGTCGAAGACAGCACACGAACCCCTGGCCGTGGTTACACCCACGACGGCGAAGAGAGGCCAGCAACGGCTTTTCCGATGGGAGACGTATCGGAACACACGGAGGGCGGCTCGATTTTTGACCCGGTGGACGAAGAGGAATATCCACCGGGGCCGCCGGGTGCCCGTGGCCGATCATTAGTTCGTTGAGGAGGGTTGAATGGCCTCATATTGCAACGAAGATGACATGGAAAAAATACGGCCCAAGATTATGGAGCTGGGTGTTGACGGATGGGATGACCAAATCGCGGAAGCGGATGCCGTAATCGACCGCGTGTTGGAAACCCGTTGGTATCGGAAGGCGGCGGAGGATATGGGATTAGATTTTCGCGAGACGCCGTTTAACCGAGACCAATTATTGGAACAAGTGACACAATGCACCCGGCTCGGTTGTTACAAAACCCTTGAACTGGCGTATTTGTACCTCATGAAAGATGCGGCGGAGGCGGATGCGTTTGAACGCCAAGCCAAAACGTTTCGCGAATTATACACCAAGGAACTTTCGGAGGTATTGGCCACGGGGTTGACGTATGATTGGGACGCGGACGGTGAAATTACCGACACGACGGAAGTGCTCGTGCCCGTGACCCGCCGTTTGGCCCGGTGTTAATATGGCGGCATCGGTTGAAATAAAAGGTGCCCGACAACTTCAGTTGAAACTCGACAAAGTTGCGATTGCCATAATACAGAACGGGCGTTTAATGGGCCAGCTTGGTGAGCTTGTTAAATTGCGCATCAAGGAACGCACGGCGAAGGGTGTGGGCGCGGACGACAAGAAGTTTCCGCCGTATAGCCCCGGCTACAAACGTTGGCGCGGCAACGTAATGAAGCGCCCGACGGATTTTGTGGATTTAAATTTAACCGGGAGCATGTTATCGGCCATGACCCAAGACGCCACGAACAATCGGGTGACCGTGTTTTTTATGGACACGGTTGACCGGTTTGGTGGCCGTAACCCCGAGAAAGCGTTTTTCAATCAAGAGCGCCGAAACTTCTTTGCCATAAATGCCAACGATGTAGCCGAAGTTGAAACGATGGTTAGGGATTATTTGGCCGCACGTTTGAGGAAGAAATAATGGCCGCAAATAGCCGCCGAGAGCAAATATTGCTTAAATTGATTGACGAATTGGATGCGCTCCGCACCATTAAATTCGTTGACCGTAAACAACCGCAAGGGATATCGGATCTTCAACAATACGCCGAGACCCAATTACCGCTCGCGGTTGTTATGGGCCGCTTGCCCGCGCCCGAGTACAAAATTAGCAGAAGGGACGGGCACACGGTGGACATGGTGACCAGCGTTTTGGGCGTTGACGTTATTTGTTACGCCCACGACAATGTAAATCCTGATTCGACGATAAGCAATTTGGCGGATGATATTTGGGCCGCGTTGCTGGCCGATGAAACGCACGGGTTCCAATGGGTGACGGGGACCGTAATTATCCCCGAAACTAATATTGGTGTTTGGGACCCATATTGCGCTTTTTCAATGTTGGTGAATATAACATACTTGCACGGCAAAGGAGGAATCTAACATGCCTCAACCCCACAGCACCAAAAACTACACAATCCTCAAAGGCATCATGTACGTGGCGGAACACGACGCGGCTACCGGCGTTGTGGGCGCGTATACGGACCTTGGGAATGTGGTAACTGCGGAAATCGAACCCACGGTTGAGCGGTTGCCGCATTACAGCAACCGGAGCGGGTATCGGGTGAAGGATGCAAACCCGGTGATTAATACGGACTACATGCTCCGCGTTACCCTTGATGAACACGCGGCGGTAAACCTTGCGAAATATTTGCAGGGCATGCTGACCGGTGGCGGCGACACCATTTATGCCCTCATGGGCATGGATAAAGAATACGCCATTCGGTTCATTGAGGACAACCCGCACGGGCCAAACAAAATCTGGGACCTTTGGAAAATAACCTTGGCTCCCGCCGGGCCGTTGCAACTCGTAGGCGACGGTACGGAATGGGCCGTGATGGAATTGCAGGGTGAAGGATTGGCCGACACCAAAAACCATCCGGAAAGCCCGTACATTACGGTTGATTACAAAGGCGGCGAAACCACTACCACAACCAGCACCACGACAACCACTACGTCGGTTTAATGTTTGGGCCGTTGTTAATTGGGCGGGCGTGGGTGTGCTTGGTTTGGTAGGTGATCTTCGGAGGTAACCTATGCGCAAGCGCGACACACTTAAGATTGACGAGCGGGAAATCACCGTTAAAGAACTCACGGTGCGGGAAATTTTGGAAATTGCCGAGCTTAAAAACACCGGCGGCGAGCGGGATTTAACGTTGGCGGTGTTTAAAGAAGAGTTCGGCAATTACCTTCCCAAAGCCATTGAGGGCGTAAACCTTGATGAAATGTTGGAAATGGCTCCGTCGGAATTGAAAGCGATTTACGACAAATTTAAAGAGGTAAACACCGTTTTTTTCGACATAGCTCGGGAGGCGGGCCTGGGAGTGCTTCTCGAGCAATTACGGACGGCAATTCAACGGGACTTTTTGAAGTTGCTTGCCGGTTGATTGAAGCGGGCCATGTTGACGCGCTGAATTATGGTTACAGCTATTTCATTACCGCATTGAATGTGCATATAAAAACCAAGCACGAGCGGCAACGCGACCGGGCGTTGAGTTACCGTAACGCACGGTTCATGAAGGACCGAGATTTTAAGCGGTATTTACGCGGAGGATGAAATGGCAACCACTTCCGACACGCTGGAAATTATTATACGGTTGAAGGACACGGCCAGCCGTGGCCTAAAATCAATCGGACAAGGCCTTGGTGCCTTGCGTGGCCGGGTAAGCAACTTGCTCGGTTCGTTAACGAGCATGAAAGCGATGATTGCCGGTGGCGTTGCTGGCATTGGTGCGGGTTTATTGGCCCGCTCATTTGTTAGCGCCGCCGACACGGCGGAACAATATCGCACCCGGCTCAATATATTATTGGGCTCGCAGGAAGAGGGCAACCGGCTTTTCAAGGAAATGTCCGATTTTGCGGGCACCGTTTCATTCTCATACGAAGAGATCATGGGCTCCGCTACCAATTTGGCGGGCGTTATGGAAGGCGGCGTTGACGAAATCAACAAATGGATGCCCATGATTGCCGACCTTGCCGCCGCCAGCGGCCTCTCAATCCAAGATACCACAAACCAAATCATCCGCATGTATTCCGCCGGGGCCGGGGCCGCCGATCTCTTCCGTGAGAAAGGTACGTTGGCCATGCTTGGCTTCAAGGCCGGGGTATCGGTTACGGCGGAGGAAACCCGGAAACAATTAATAAAAGCATTTGAAGACCCTCAATCCAAATTTAAAGGGGCCGCCACGGCGCTGGCCAAAACGTGGACCGGTATGCTCTCGATGATGGGCGACCGTTGGTTTCAATTTCGGAACCTTGTTATGGAAGAGGGCGGTGTTTTTGATTACATGAAATTGTTATTGCAAGAGTTGCTGGGGTTTGGGGATAAATTATCAAAGGAGGGCAAGCTCAAAAAGTGGGCCATTAGCTTCGGTAACGTGATTGTCAACGTTTTGGAAACGATAATCAAGTTGGTTGCATGGCTCGCGGACGCGTGGCGCGGATGGAAAATGATATGGAATTCATTGAAGGCGGGTTTTGCGGTTTTGGGCCGGGCGTTTATGTGGGTGATGCGCGGGCTCATCACAATGATTCAAGCAATATATGACGGGTATGCCAAAATCCTGGAATTGCAAGCCAAACTCGGAGAGGCCATCCGCGACATGGGAACGAAAATGGTTGAGGCGGCGGCCAAAATACCGGAATCGCTCGGTGGCACAAAGGTTGCCCAAATTGGCGAAGGGATTAAAGCGTTTGGTCAGGCTTTTGCGAAGGACACGTATGTGGCAATCGGCAACGTGAAGCAAGCGGTGGACCAGTTGGAAGACGCCAAAAAGGAGACCCGCGAAGTTGATAAATGGCTCGACGATATTTTGGATAAAAGCATTGCCGAATTGGACGCCTTGGCCGCGCAGGTGCCCTACCATGAATTGGCCCGCCGCAAATTGGAAGAAATACGGGCGGCGTGGGTGAAGATCCAAGAGGCACGTGAAAAGGCGGCGAAGGAACCGCCTAAAAAAGGTACGGGCCGCAAACCGAAGGAAAAAGAAATGGACCCTGGGTTGCGGCTTGCCCTCTCGGACGAAGAGGTGCAAAAGGCGCTGGCGGCAAACAAAACGGCGCTGGCGTTATTGGAATCACAATGGGCAAACCACGAAATCACAATGGAGGAATATTTTAAACGCCGTGAGGCGCTTCTTTACAAAGAATTCGAATTGCAAAGGGCTCAATTAAAGATGGAACTTGCATTGGAGCCCAAACCGGAAAAGCAAGCGGCCATACGGGCCAAACTTGCAATGCTCAATGAAACGTACACCCAAACCGTTATAAAACTGGCGGACGACCGTATCCAAGCAATTAAAAGCGAAGAGGAGGCACAAAAACGGGCGACCGACATTGTGCAAAACATCAAGAACCGCGTGGCACAAACGGCGGCGGGTGATAGCCTTGCGGCACAACAAAAACTTCAAACCGACATGCTCCTTCAACAGCAACAAGAAGAAATCGACCAATTATTGGCAATGAAGAAGGCCGGGTATGAAGTTGAAAAACAATTAACGGACGCCAAAAACCAACACATACTTGAGCAGGAGGCCTTGGCCGCCAAACAAAAGAAGGAAATTTGGAATACATACATTTCATCCATTGGCTCCGTGCTGGGCGATATGACCGACATGTTTTTGGAATGGTATAAAGCCTCCGGTGAGAAGAATAAGGAATTGTTTAACGTGTTTAAGGCCGCCTCCATTGCACGGGCGCTCATTGCCACGTATGAAAGCGCGACCAAGGCTTATAACGCGATGGTAGAGGTGCCGCTCATTGGCCCGGCACTTGCAACCACGGCGGCGGCGGTGGCCGTGGCCGCCGGTTTGGCCAAAGTGCAACTCATCCGACAGCAACAAATGGCGAGCGGTGGCATGGTGGCGGGCGTTAGCCCGCATCCGAAGGCTGACAACATTCCAATAAAGGCCACCGCCGGGGAGTTTATGCAACCCGTTAAAACCGTCAAATATTATGGCCGTAGCGGCATGGAGGCGATCCGACGTATGCTCATCCCGCCGGAGGTAATACAAGCCTTTGCGAAACCAGGACTCGCCATACCACGGGGCGCTCGTTTGGCCGTGGGCGGTATTGCAACGGCTGGCTCGGGCACCAGCGGCGGTGCGGAAGGGCCATCGTTAAGCATGACGACAAATGTTATGCTTCCGGAAACGCTCAGCTTTATTGGCCGCCGTTTGGAGAGCGAAATTGAACCCGTGGTTGTGCGGGTATTGCAGGAGGAGTTAAAATATTAAAATGATACAAACCGGGCAACAAACACTGGGCGGATATCAATTTTATTGGGACCCCGATAACATGGCAATACCGGAGAAGAAGAAGATGGTTGCCGAGACCCAAACATACGGCGGCTCCGCGATTTTTGAATGGGATGCGTTATTGGTAGGGACCCAGGTTGTTTTGGAATGGAATTTCATGCCGAAGGGTATGTATAAAAAACTCCGTGAGCAATATATACAAACGGGCGTTGATTTTGAGTGGAACCCACAAACGGGCGGGAACCGTTACACCGTTCGAATGGTGGATTTGGAAGGGGATTATTTTGGCACCGTGCATCATGAAGGGGATTTCCGCCGTAACGTTAAATTGACACTTAGCATCCGGAGTTTAGCGGCCACGGTGCAAGCAACCACAACCACAACCACGAGCACAACCACAACCGCGTAGGGGTTTTTATGTTAAATTTGGACGCCACATTACAAACCCGGCTCGATGGCATTGAGCGGCAACCACAAATTGAAATATTAAGTTCCAATTTCTTGGCATCAATACCGTTTCAAGGCAATAGCTTTGGTATTGCGGGAACCAGCACGTTCCGGCCTCATTTGATGGTATTATCCAGCGGCAGTTTGGCCCAATTATACATTGATGATGACGAAGAGCCGAAATTTATGTATACGGACGCCGCCCGCACGCAGTGGACTTTGTATAATTTGGCCGGGTTGACAGGGGCCGGTACTTATACGGAGTTTATATGTGGCGTTGAATTGCCGAACGGAAATATCGGGTTGATATTGATAACGCGATCGGGCAGTAGCGACCGGAAACTTTATTACGCCACCATAACACCCACGGGCGGCACCGTTACGGCCCTCACCCTGATTGAAAATCTCAATGATACGTACACATGGCCCTCCGCGTATGTTGCCCGGCTGGCCTCCGGTGATTATTATTTGGTTTATATTCAGGAAGATACGGTGACGCCGGATTACGCCATATTGGCCCGCACGGCGAGCACTTGGGGCACCTGGGGCAGTGCGAGCGAAATAACGCCGTCTGGTTTAAATCCCGCCCGAGAAATTGCCAATCCAAGCCTATTTGAGACCGAAGAAGGCGATTTGTTTTTGTTGGTTGACCACGTGACTTCCGTGCAGGATGATGTTACCATTAAAAACATATTTTCATCGATGAGCGTGAATGACGGGGCCACATGGAGCGCGGCAACGGCCCGCACCGCATACACCGCATTCGGCTCCAATGGTTTGGACCCGATAATGGTGCAAAAAAGCAACGGTACAGCGTGGCTTATATTTTATGAAAATATCCGCGTTTTACACATGGATTCTTCGGCCAGCGGGTTTTTGCAAAGTTGCAACTACGGGATGGGAGTTAAAGACATCCACGTTGATTCGGTCAACGGGAAAATCATTGTTACGTATGGAAATTCGCAATTTGGAAATAAGTGTGTGTGCGGCGTGGCCGTTGTGGACATGACCACTTGGTCGATTGACAAAGTTTATTATAATTCATCAACGCCAACGTTGAACCAAATATTCGCAGATACACATGTGTGGAACAATTCTTTAATACATGGGGACGGAAAATATGTGGCGATGGCGGTAACGTATGGCGGCGGGCATGCGGTAGTAGCGGTGATTGACCATACGGTGGACACGGTGACCCATTATGTAATTGACGACGTCGGAACTAATGATATAACGGATGGCGTGCCCGCGTATAACTTGCCGCGAAATATTGAATACAATAGCTCTCCTGGTTACGGTTTTCTTACCATAAGCCCCTCATGTATACGGGTAGACGCCTCCCGTGACCGTTTATATATTGGATGGGATGGCGGGTATTACCGGGAATATATGATGTTCAGTTACATTGACCTCACCGCCGCGCCGGACGGGGAGGGGATGTACTCGATGACGTGGTTAACATCCCAAACGAGCGGAGTTGTGGTGCCGGGCCAGAACCGGTTGTGGTATGAATCCACGTGGCAATTTCAACTTGACCGAGACCGCGATTATATTGTGGCCTATACGGACGCGGGAAGCTTACGCTCATCATGGCCGGGCGGGATGGTTGTGTTGGCCGAGAATGCCGGGTGCGCGATTGTTTCATATTACACAACGGCCAATAACAATTCGATGTGTTTATTTGGCCCCGGCGAAGCGATCCTTTACGGTGGCGCGTTATATGGAAATTTTGTATATGAAAGCGCGTACCCTTACACCGATCAACGCGGCCTTATTAAAATCGATTACGTGAACGATGTTATAACGTACTACCGGCCCAGCTTTGTAACGGCGGATAGTTATCCTTTTCAAGATTTTGCGTTGGACGAAGAAAATGAACGTATATATTGCGCGAGCCCGTGGGGCATTGCCAGGTTCGATATTAATAGCGGCGCGTGGACCGTTTTTAATACCGACACATTGCCGGGGTTTGTACGAAGTGGTGAATCGGATTATATGGGTTTCGTGGGGTTTGACCCCATAGGCCGCAACGTTGTAGGAGGAGCGTGGAATGATTACATCACCAATTATTTGACCGGAATAAATATGTTTTCGGAAAATGGTGCATATAATCAGCTTCAATACGTAACGGCGGATAAAGCGGCGTCATGGGTTTGGGGTAGCCAGTTGGATTTGAGTTATTATAGCACCGAATTGCATCCCAGCGCCGTTGTCGACCAAGATGATTTTTTATGGGTGACATGGAATCATCAAGATTGGTTGCACAACCAGAATGTTTTATATTGGGACAATGATTTGGGCGATATTGATGTGGTTGATAATTTAACGGATACGGTCACATTGAACTGGGGATTGAAAAAAACAAACACCCTTGATTTTAGTTTGGCGAATGGGCATTTATATGACCCGCAAAACCTCCTAAGCACGCTTAACGTTGTGGGGCAAAAGGGCCGGAAGGTGCATGTGCGCATCGGTGAACAAATTGGCCCCTACACGTATTGGGTAAACCAAGGCACGTTCATCGTGGATACGGTGAAATTGAGTTATACGCGGGGAGCACACCCACAAATTTCAATAAATTGTATCGGGAAGACGGCATTGTGGCGGCGGCAACAAATACCAGTTAGCACGTTGTATTCGGGCCAAATGCCAAACACCGTCATAGCGGATTTGATTGATGATAATACCCAATGGTTGAACACCGATTACAATTTGGATGATGCGTTTGACGAAGAGCATTCCATTTATTATCAATGGATTGATAAAACGTTGTGGGACATGGTGGAAGAATTATGTGACCACTTTTTCTACGCCATGTATGAAGACGTGGACGGCGTGTTTACATGCCGCCCGGTATCGTTAACGCAAGCGGTTGACCATGAATATCCCGACTCGTTGCAACTCATTGATTTTAGCCCCGACGATAATTATAGCGATTTTACTAACCGGGTGCGCGTTATTGGCGAAAATGATGATTATACGGAAGTACTCCACAACGAAGAGGTCGTTGCAACCCGTGGCGGCACCGTTGGCTGGTGGACGAAGAAAACCGATGAGGATATTTATTTTAGCGAAGACCAAGCGCAACAATGCCGCAACCCACGGCTCGAAATTATACATAGCCCCACGGAATACGGATTGCTATTGGACCAAATATCATCAGGAGAGGGGCACATTGTTATTTCATACGTGGACCCATACGAAAAATATATAACGGTGGAAATCCAAGTACCTGATTTGACGGCGGCGTTTGTTGGTGCCGTGGCCGCGATGGTGGCCCTTGCCGCCGCCTCCACGTTTTGCGGCGCTTCGGTATATAGCACCTGCGGCCCGTATATTTGGGGAGTTGCGATTGCCGCCGCGTTGGTGTTTTACATATTGGCGGCGGTTGCGAATTATCAATATGAAGTATGGGCGCGGCCATTGGGCCGGGTGAAATCGACGATCCAATATGAAGCCAATGACGTTGAATTTCAGCAAAAGTTAAACGGTGAAATTGTTACCGAAGAAATTACCGACGCGTTGTGTAATACGATTACTGAGTGCCGCCGTGTGGCGGAGGGAAATTTGGCAATGGTGCGGGCACAACGGAGCCGCATTGCCTTCAAGAAGGTGGCCCATTTACAAGATGAATTATTGGATAAAATAAAAGTTTATCACCCATATAGCGGGGAGGGTATGGAAATCCTCATTGTGGGTTTGAAGCGCATGTATACCAAAGGCGAAGGGGTTTTTGACCAAATCGATGCTTGGAGATATATACCGTGAAGCTTTACAACCGGAACATATTACGGAGACGGTTAGGTGATGAGGCCCGGCAACATGTACCGGATCGTGACGCGGTTGTGTGGAGCGTTAACACCACGAACTTTTATGTATTGGTAAAAGTGCAAGGAAGCGCCACAACCATCAAGGCCCATTATCCGCGCAACTGGACAACCGTGCCCTCATGGTTAAAACCGGGCAACGCCGTTCGCATACGTCACCGTTCGGGAGTGCAAGGATATATCGAAGTAGTGGGCCACGGGCGGGCCATACCGACCCCGGTGGAGGGAGATACGTTGCCAATACCGGGCACGCAACCCGACGGCGTTGTAAGTGGGATGGAGGTTTTGCCATATAGCGGCGGCGGAATGAATGTGATTATAAATGATGGCGTTTATCGCATCGATGGAACGTTGTATGCGTTTGTGATGCCGGTGACCGGCTACATTGTAATGGATGACCCGGCTCCGATGATAATGGGATCTGGGATTTTAATGGGCTGGGGTGATACCGTTGTTCCGGTGACATTTGATGCCGCACCCGCCGCCGGGCAGGGCCGCTATGACGCGATTGTTGTGGCCGCCGATGGGGTTGTGCATGTGGTTAAAGGCACTTCCGTTAGTTTGGGAACCGAACCGGCATATCCCACAACGCCCGCCGGGCACATTGTGATTGATTATGTGTTTATATATGGCGGCATGACGGAAATCACCGCCGCTGATATTGGCGTGCGATGGAGCGCTCCACAAGCAAATACGTTGATAGTAACAAGCTCGATGAAAGATTCGAACGGCGTGTTTTCAATGGCATGGAACGCGGGTGATGATACGCCCGTGGGCTCCATAACGGTGAACGTGAAGGACCAATACGGAAACTCAAAATCAATAAGCACGACCATGACCGTGTCATTGTTAATTGGCACCGGCGGCGTGGGGTTTTCCGGTGCCGGGCCGTTTGCATCCAGCGCATCGGCCACCATTGGCTCATCGAAGACGTTTTATTATGAGCGCAACCAATTAGCAACGCCCGAAGTAGGCCCGCTTTTTTCATTGGAATTCACCGAGTTTGGATATTTGAAAACATTGATACCCTTAATTTTATTGGACGTTGGAGGTGAACCCGTATGACGCCAGAAGAAATGCTACATGATTTTGCTCACAAATTTGAGGCATTATGTGAGCGGTTTGATGCAATGGAAGACGCGTTGCAATACCAAACCAAACTGCTGGAAACCATTGTGGAGGCCATGCCAACGGGAAGGCCAAATGTTATGAAAGCGCTGGCACCGTTGTTCGAAAGCCCAATAATTAAAAACAACCCGATGCTTGCTGATATGGTTAAAAACTTCACCGCCAATATGGGAGGCGAACAATGAGCGAATTTTATCATACACCGTATGAAGACGGCGTTACGGAATACAAAGCCGCCGACATGAACGTGCCATTGGGCGAATTGGACCAAGCGCTGAATGACATCCGTGGCCCCAAATATTACGACTTCATGGGCCAATATTTGGGCGATATTTTGAACAGCAATGCGTTGCTTTTGCAAGGCCTCACGGCCCGGTACATGGTACTCAAGGCCGGGGCACCGGGCTCCCACGTTTACGCCGGGGTCGCCACGGCGGCCCAGGCCGTGTTCACCATAAAGCGGAACGGCGTGCAAATTGGAACCGTTACCATAAACGCCGGGCACAATAAAGGCGCGTTCAGCGTGGCGGCGGATATTGCGTTTTACAATGGCGACCTTTTGGAATTGTATGGGCCGAACCCGGCGGACGCCAGCATGCAAGATGTAAGTTGGAATTTGATTTTGGAGCGGCCCGACCCGGCGGATATAACAACCACAACCACGACCACAACCACGACAAGCACGACGACGACCGTGCCATAAGGAGGAAATATGGCGTTAAAATTGATCGAAGGCTTCCGCGCAGTATACGGATCATCTACAACCGATTGGACGACGTATTTGCGCAAAAAGGGATATTTTGTGTCGGGAACAACTTCCAATTATATCGGCCCTTATGGAAGATGGTCGGCACCTAATAACTACGGTTTGTGTTTGAATAGCGCGCCGTATTATGCGGGGATGAAATATCTTAATAAAACTAAACGATTATATGTCGGAATGGCATTGTATAAAGCTAATGGAACGCCCACGTATACCACTGGCCAGCCGTTTTTTCAATTTTATGATTATGATAACGTGACCCGGCTTGTGCGAATGCACATGGAAGCGGATTTCTCGATATCCGTTTACAATGCGGCGGGCACGTTGTTAGGGCAAACCGCCGGAGGGGTAGTAGGGAATGAGAGTTGGTTTTATTTTGAGGCGTATATTAAAGCGGACGCATCGGCGGGAGAAGTTATTATACGGATAAATGAGCAGGTTGTTTTAAATTTATCAGCGAAAAATACCGATTCGGGTGCGGCGGGCAACGTTGGCGCGATCCGGATGTGGCAAGTAAATTCGGCGCAGGATTTGTATATCACGGATTTATACGTGGACGATGCTCAATTTCACGGGAATTGCCGGGTGCGCTCATTTGTGCCCGATAGTGACGAAACTCATAGTGATTGGACGCGCAATACCGGGGCCAATGATTATGAATGTGTTGATGATATTGCACCCATTGACGGCGATACCACATACATTGAGGGGCAAAATATTGATGATAAATCATCGTTCGGTATAACAACCGGGGCTTTAGCGGAAGTGGTTAAGGGGCTCGCCATTGATAATTATTACCGGGCATCCAACGCGGGGCAACCAAGGCGTATTCAGGCCTTGGTACGCTCGGGCGGCAGTGATTATAAACAACCCCGGTCCGGTTCGGCCACGACATCATATAAAATGAATTACGCCGTGGTTGAAAAAGATCCGCAGGATAACGGCACATGGAATCAATCCAAAATTGAGGCGGCGGAGTTTGGTGTGGCGTTAACGTATAACACCACAACCACGAGCACAACCACAACCACAACCACAACGGTCTAAAAATGGAGGCGTAAATGGGAAGAATTTGGATTGACGGTTTTGAATATGGCGGAGCGACAACATTTCTCGGAGGCATATATACCGCTTCGGGCATGACCGCGTTAGGGACGCCACGGGCCGGGTTTAGTGGGAATTATTACCTCAACGCCGGTTCGGGTTTTTCATATATTCAAAAGGAATTGGATGCGGCCCTTTCGGAAATATATGCGGCGATTAAAGTTTATCCGCAAGTTAGGACGAGTGATGGGCCGGGCGTTTTGGGTTTTTATGACTCCGCCGGAACGGCAATCATGGGAATTAAATTTTATTATGACGGCTCAACTTATTTTTATATACGGGCGGAACGCGGGGCACAAAGTTCGGGTAATATACTGGGCACCGGCCTCATCCCGATTTTGCCATCAACCGCCGTGCATCTTGTGGAGGTGTATTACAAACCGCTTAATAGCGGAGGAATATGCCGGGTTCGGTTGAACGGTGTTTTGGATATTAATTATACGGGGGACACCACAGCGGGGCTTGAAAATGTCAAAAAGGTGCGCGTGGGATACGCCGGTAGGGATAATTATTTATCCCAATATGACGATTTCGTTTTGGATGATTCGCAAAGAATTGGAAACACAAGGATTCAAAAATTGCAAATAAGCGGCGCGGGCACGACCGGGGAGTGGGATGCCAGCGCGGGCAACCCTTATGAATGCGTTGATGAAATACCTTTTTCGGATACGGATTTTATATCAACCAACGTGCCCGGTGAAATTGCAACGTTTGCTTGTGGCGATATGACGGGCAACGTTAGCTCGGTTAAGGCGTTGTTATTGCATGGCAGAATGCTATATGAAGGAAACCCGGCACCAAACAAACAAAAATTAGCGATTCGGGTGAATGGAACCAATTATTTTAGCGGAAGATTTACGCCGGGCTTATCAGCGGCTCCGTTTCAAAAATTGTGGGCGGTAAACCCCGATGATTCACAACCGTGGGAAGAGGCGGATATAAATGCCATTGAAATAGGAGTTCAAGCGGTGCAAATGACCAGCACATCGACAACAAGCACAACCACAACCACACCATAAAGGGTTCGAATGGCCGATTATCAAAAAAGTACGCAAATACTCGGACAAGTTGATTACGATCCATCGGGGGAGCAACAGGCTACCCAAATTGTGGGTCAGGTTGAGTGGGGTGTAACAACCACAACCACAACAAGCACAACCACAACTTCGACGACAACCACGTATGAATTCTTCGATGATTTTGAAACGGGGGATGCGAGCAAGTGGGATGCCTCCGGTGGCACGCCTACGTTCTTGAGCGGTTTGGATACGTGGACCGACCCGCGTTTTGGCACATACCAAATTTTCGCTGAGAGCGCCGATTACGTTGATAAGAATTTGCCGGAAAGCGATGAATATTATGCCTCATTTTATTGGCATCCCGGAAATGCGTTTTACGATTTTGTCATCACCTTCATGTATAATACCACAGTTTTAGGGGCTGTGCGATATTATGAAGTAAATGAATATTTCTACGCTATGGCAGGCGCGGTTACGCTTGCAACATCAGGAACCACATGGAAAAAGTCGCTGGGCGCTTCAGGCCACATCGCGAAGTTTCCGGTATATGTGGAATTTTATTACAAGATAGCCGATACGGGCGGGCGTTTCGTTCTTAAAGCGGATGGTGTAACGATATTTGATATAACGGGGGACACAAAACCGGGAAGCGAAACGGTTATCAATAAGATACGCATTGGGCACAGCTCTTCATTTGGTTCGATTATTGATAACATCAAAGTATCACGTACCCAATTTCCGGGGTATTATAGGGAATGGCGGCCCAGCAGTTTTAATGTTGATTTTGAAGACCAACTTTTGGACGATTGGGATGTATTGGGAGGGGCCGTTGATACGGGTGACATTGTGGCATCCGAGCCGGGGTTTGGTGGAAGTTATAATTTGGCATTGACGGGCTATGGTGATTTTCTGGCGAAGGTTGTAGCGCCAACGGATGAGATATTTTTTGATTTTAAATGGAAATGGGATGGTAGCGCATCCGCCAGAATTGTAACTTTTAAATGGGGCGATTCCAATTTGGTGCGGTTTGGCCTTGACACCACAAGCGATGAATTTTATTTGCTTATAGGTGCGTCGGTGGAGGACAGCATAGCCGCCGCGTTTGCAACCACGCCACGTAGGTTTCAAATTCACCTAAAAATCCATGATACGAATGGTTTTGTAAAGATTTGGGACGACCAAAAAAGGCTTATATTATCTTTCAATGGGGATACCACAACCGGTAGGCCCAGCGCTTTAGTTGACAATTTGATCATAGGGGATGTTGCCGGGTATGGCCTTGAATTTGATGATATCAAATATGATGTGTTGGATTGGCCCAATGGGTTGACAACCACAACGACCACGACTCAGACCTCAACCACGACAACCCATTTTATACGGGATTCACACATTGGCGTTCAAGCATTAATGCGGGAAGATGTTCCTTCATTACGTGTAACCCACACGGGCGTTCAAAAGCTGGCGCGTGAACCGATGCCGAATCTTTATGTGACCCATGTATCCGTCCAAATGTTGGAAGCCAATACATCCAGCACAACGACACATTTTTGGGAAGAAGATTTTGAGGCAATGGCCGCTGGCAACCCGCCTACGGGTTGGACGGAGGTATGGGCCACGGCCCCGACAACCACGGTCGAGAAATTATATGGTAAGCGGGCGTTGAGCGTTGACATATCCGCGAACGCCCGTGTTGCGGTAACGGACGACCCGATTGATAAATATAATGTTGAGGTTTTGGGCCTCATAAAGGCGATTGACGATTTTTCAACGTTGGCCGGTGGCGTTTGTGGCCGGGTAAGCGGGGCCGCCGGAACGGAGACGGGATATGTGCTATTTATGGATCCGGCGAACGATTTGATATCGTTGCGGCGGTACAAAAACGGCACACAGGCCACGCTAACAACCGCCAGCAAAACGATCGCGGCGGGCTTGTGGTATTGGATGCGACTGCGTATAAACGGCACGAATATCAAAGCCCGTGTGTGGGCCAAATGGACGGCGGAGCCGGGTACGTGGGACATTGATTACACTGACTCATCGAATCCGGTCAGTACGGAGGGCGGTGCCGGTGTTTGCACTTACAACGCGGATGCTTATTGCGATTATTTTGCGGCGGAAGGATGGGACGCTAATTGGCCGATACCGTTGCCATCGTTAACAACCACAAGCACAACCAGCACCACGACAACGCACACGACGACAAGCTTGGTTACGAGCACCACAACCACGGGCACCACAACCACATCGGAACCGGGTGCCCAATATTGGACCGATTTTAGCGAACACACACCGGACACGGCCCCGGCGGATTGGACGGAGGTTTGGGAAGCGCCCGTGGCTACCATATACGCCCGTGAGGACGGACAATATGGCCAGCAACATTTGGAAATAGCTCATAGCACTTACGGCCATTACTTCGCCCAATGGAATGACGTGCCGGTTGCAAACAACGTGGAAACGTTGGTGAAATTTAAAGTGGTTGACGCATATCCGATCACCGGCCAGGATTACATGAGATTGATTGTGCGGCAAACCGGCGGGAGCGCCAATAAGAACGCTTACGAATTACGTATTTATCCGGACAATAACAATTTCAAGATTTACAAATGGGTGAACAATGTTGCAAGCCAGCGCGGGGCCACGGGCGCGCTTACAATAAATTCCGGAACGTGGTATTGGGCACGGTTCCAGGTTATTGGCAACCTTTTGAAAGCCCGTATGTGGGCCGGGCAACCAAGCGACGAACCGGGCGCGTGGGGCATTGAGACAACGGACAGCGCACATGCCGGGGTTTATGGCACCGTAGGCCTTGGTGGATATAATGGAAGCGAAATTCAAATTGATTACTTCGCCGTGGGCGTGGGCGGCGATGCGGCCCCGGCCCCGGCGGATTATGTAACGACAACCACGACCACGACAACCACAACCAGCACCACAACCACGGGCACGACGGAAACCCCAATGGAGCCCGCAACCTACGCGGCAGTAGGGGTTCTTCAACGAAAATAAAACTTGACGGCGACGCGTGGTGCGGTGTACTATACGACATATTGTGATTTTTATATTGTACGGGCACGCTATACGGTGCCGTAACTATAAAAACATGAAGGAGGAAAAATGAAAGTAGCAATTTTATCACATTTTCAAAGTTTCGCGCCCAGTTACGCTCTGGCCGTGGGATGGTACGAACGGGCCAAAATGTTGGAATATTTTGGCGTTGACTTTACATTCTTCACGGCGAAAAACTGCCCGCCGGATAGTTACCCTCATCAAGAGGCCGTGTTGCATACCATACCGGGGAGCCGCCCATTTGACGAAAAGGTTGCCCGGTTTACGGACCAATATATCGAATTGCTGGGCGACTTCGATGTGGTTTGTACGCCGGACATTATATACCAACGAAAAGGGAATTTTTTGGCGTGGAACAAGGCCGCCCGCAACGCCGCCGAAGTTATTAAGCCTTGGTGGCTTCATTGGATTCATTCTTCATGGACAAAACGCCCGCTGACGTTAAATTTAAAGGACCCCGACTCCCTCCGTTACCAAATGATGGACCGGAGTTTTTTGGTGTATTTGAACCAAATTGAATCATTCAATTTGGTGCAGATGTATGCTACCGAAGAGAAATGGGTGCGGTACGTACACAACCCCAAGGACCCGCGTGTGTTTTTCGACATGCACCCATTTTCATGGGAAATTATACGGCGGCTCAATATTTATGAAAAGGACGCCGTTTGTATTTTCCCACATTGTTCCACGCGTATGGATTCCAAAGGAATTGACGGCGTCATCAATGTTATGGCCGCATTAAAACGGGCGGGCAAGAGCATCGCCCTTGTGTTTTGTAATGCGAACGCCCGCAAGGTGCAAATTGAAATTAATGCCAAACGTGAACACATGAAGAAAAAGGGCCTTGTGGAAGATTCGGATTACATGTTCACCCACGGGCTCGATAACTATCGCCCGATGCCGCGCCAAGTGATACGGGATTTAATGCGAATATCGAACATATTTGTTTTCGCCAGTTGGCGGGAAACCACGGGCAACGCATTTCAAGAAGCTCAAATAACGGGCAACCTCCTTATATTAAATCAACACCTGCCCTGCCTCCGCGAATTGGCCCGGCGCGACGATAATGTTATATGGATCGACACAAGTTACAAAACGCCGGGCCGCATTGATGGCCAAACCGGGGACCTTCAGCAAGTTAATTATCAACCGAGCGACGATCAGTGGTTTGATTGGTTTGCCAAGGCCCGCGTTATACCGGCGCTGGAAATGAATAGCCGCCGGTACATGTGGGATTTTTCGTTTGAACGTATTTGGTTTGATCAATTTAAACCATTGCTGGAAGAGGCGACCCGTTTGGCCAATACGATTGACCCTCCCAAAATGCCGAAAACGAATGTGACGGAGATAACGGTTGATGATAACGTTGAGGCGTGCGTATTGGGCGACGTTGCGGCGGAAGGGGGTGCATCATGTTAGTGCATGCCTACTTGACCGACGGGTTTTTTCCAATGGCAGAAATGTTTTTGTTGAGTTTGAGGGTTGCCGCCGGTAACGCGCCGCCGTATGTGTGGCTTGATACGCGTGGGCTTGATGGTTTGCAAATTGCACAACTCAAAACCTTTTATCCTGATGGAATGTTGCATGTAGCAAATAAAAGGCTTCCGTTGCGGGAGTGGGCGGCGCGGGCCGGTGTGCCCGTGGGCACCATGAAACAATACAAGAAGGAATGCGAGCAACGGTTTGTATCCAATAATAATAAGGTCTGGAAATTGATGACCGCCGGGGACGACCGCGTCCAAGCGCTTTATGACATTGTATGGAATCGCCATGCTATTGAGTTGCCCGCGTGGGACACGCCTCCCCGGTACGTGGCCCATTTTGATATCGATACGCTCTTCCGTAAACCGTTGACCGGGTTTGTGAAAATGATGGCGGAACATGATATATGGATTAAACTTCGCCGGGGACACCCGACCATGAAGGCTCGTATAACCATCGACATGATTTTAATGAACGGGGCCGACAATGTGCGCTTGTTTTTTGACCGTTGGCGGCACCACATCAATCGAGTACAACCGGCGGACCGGCCCGTGGGCTGGGGCCAGGCCAGTTGCTGGCATGCGTTCACGGAAGTGGAGACAAAATTAAATTATGGAACTCTGCCGTTGAAATTTGGTTTGCCGGGCCGTAACGCGCCCGACGATGTTATATGGACGGGCAACGTGCATCGATTGGCCAAAACGGATTTCACTAAACTTTGCAGAAGGGAGTTGGAAAAATGGAGCGCGTGATTGTGTTTGGCGGTGATGGTTTTTGTGGATGGCCTACCGCATTACGGCTCAGCGCTGCCGGATATGATGTAACCATCATCGACAATTTTAGCCGCCGCACCATTGACGTGGAGCTTGGGTGTGAAAGCCTAACGCCGATTGTAACATTGGAGCAACGCGTTAAACGGTGGCGGGAATTGACCGGGAACAAATTGTTTTTTAAGCGGGTTGATATTGCTCGCAATTTTCACGGCCTTTGCGATGTGCTTACAAAATTAAAACCGGCAACGTTAATCCATTTCGCGGAACAACGGGCCGCGCCGTATAGCATGAAGAGCACGGCTCATAAGCTTTACACGGTGCGAAATAACATTGAGGCAACCCACAACATCCTGGCCGCGCTTGTGAAATTGGAATTGGACGCCCATTTGGTTCATTTGGGCTCGGCGGGTGTGTACGGGTACGGCGGCGACGCGGCGTTTATGATACCGGAGGGCTATGTGAAGGCCCATTTGTTTGACCTGAGCGGCACGCGGTACGAACGGGAGATTATGTATCCGGCGGCACCGGGGAGCGTGTACCACATGACCAAATGTATGGACGCCTTGATGTTTCAATTTTATAACAAAAATGACGGCCTCCGCATTACGGATCTTCATCAAGGCGTTGTGTGGGGCACACAAACGGATGAAACCGCCTTGCATCCGGAGCTTGTCAACCGGTTCGATTATGATGGCGATTACGGCACCGTTCTAAACCGTTTTATAATGCAGGGCGTTACCAAACACCCGCTCACCATATACGGCACGGGCGGGCAAGTGCGGGCGTTCATTAATGTGCAGGACACGGTGCGTTGCATACAAATCGCCGTTGAAACTCCGCCACAACGCGGAAATCGCGTGCGGATTTTTAACCAAACCGCTGAACAGCTCCGGTTGCATGATTTAGCCGCCCGTGTGGTGCATGTAACGGGTGCGGAAATCCGGCATTACCGGAATCCACGTGTGGAAGCGGAGGATAATAAATTGTCGCTGGAAAACCTCCATTTCCGGGAATTGGGATGGGACCCCATCATGTTGAATGATGACCGCATAGCGGAGATTTGCGTTGTGGTGCATCGTTTTAAAGAACGGGTGAACATGGATAAAATTTTAGCAACAAGTACATGGCGGCGCGGTATGTGCGCGGATATGGAGGGGGACATTGGGCCGGGGTGCGAATGCCAAAGTGCTAATCAAGCTGTTGCGTGACCGCCCGCACGCCACGGGCGCGGAAATTGGCGTGTTTGCTGGGGACACCAGCCGCCGGTTGCTTGCGGAGTTGCCGGGTTTGAAGATGCTGGTATGCGTTGACCCGTGGGAATACAATGAGGAATTCTATAACGACATGCCGTACAAGCGCGGGCGTATTTTAAGCGCAAATTGGGAAAATGTAAGGGAAGAATTTCGGGCGTGCGTTTTGGCCCCGTATGCCGGGCGGGTGTGGGCCATTAAGAACACCAGTTTGGGTGCCGCCCGTATTGTGGAAGACGATGTTTTGGATTTTTGTTTTATCGATGGAAATCACACGTATAAACACGTTCGCGCCGATACCTATGCTTGGTGGCCCAAAGTACGCGTAGGCGGTTTGCTGTGTGGCGACGATTACCGAGACCGGCCAGGGTATGGCGTAATAAAAGCCGTGACTGAAATATTTGGTGCCCGTGCCAGTAATCACGGGCGAATATGGTACGTTGAAAAATTCGAAGGAGATTTGAAATGATTGTTATTGTGGCAGGTATGCACCGAACCGGAACGTCGGCGCTTGCCGGTATGCTTCATCATAACGGGATTATAATGGGCCACGCGGAAGATTTTTATCCGCCGCCCATGAAGGAAAACCCGAAAGGATTTTTTGAAAATGTGCGGTTTCGCCGGATAAATGACGCATTGTTAAACGGCAATGGCTACCGAGTGAAAAGCTTCGACCCCGACGTGCCCGTGATTAAAACAACCATGATCGACACCCGGTTGCAAATGATACGGCTTATCGATCAATACGATTCCAAACATGCGGCCTGGGGATGGAAGGATCCGCGCACGTGCCTCACGATGAACGTGTGGCTTGGTTTGTTGGAACAAATGGGCCTCATTGGAACGGTTGCTGTTTTGGTGCCATGCCGGGCGACCAAGGATGTGGCGGCCAGCATGCTCCGCCGGGGCAACAAGGGCACACATACACAATTTGAAGATCTTGCCCGTACATATAACAAACGGTTGCTGGTATCATTGACCGAATACAATGTGCAATTTAAAACGGTTGACTTCGAGAAGTTTATGCTTAAGACGGAATTTGTGGTATCGGGGATAAGCAAGTTTTTGGGATATCCGATAACCGATACCACGTTTGTGGACCCAAATATTTCGCAGGTGGCATAATGGACACACGGATTGACGTGCGGATTGCATACGAGCCGGGCCGTAAATTGGCGGCGGCGTACAATCGCGCAATGAAGGAGAGCGTGGCCGAGTGGGTTTTGTTTTTGGATTGGGATTTATTTAATTGCAATCCGTACTGGTACGATTGCTGCGTGAGCGCCATCAATCAAGTGGGTGATGTGGCGGGATGGATTACGTGTGTCACAAACCGGATCGGGAGCAATTCGCAAAAAGCCAAGCGGTTCATGCCGCCGGACGACCCGCCACCGTTGAACAATACCATTGAACACCACATGGCATATTCGCGGCGGGCACACCAGATGAACAATACAATGAATGAAGATGGAACCCTTGCGAAAGCAAGGGTTGTGCGGGTGCCCGGCGCGTTAAGCGGCTTTTTTATTTTAACGAGCAAAACGGCCTGGGCGGCCTCCGGCGGATTTGATGAAAATCGGAAGCGGCTTATGGGCGTTGATAACGCATATAGCTCGGCGTTATCACGGGCGGGATATCAGTTGTGGTGCATGCCCGGCTTATACTTTTATCATATTTATCGGTTGAAAGCGCGCATGTGGCGCGGAAACCCAAAATAAAAAAGGAGGCATGAAATGAAAAAGAGGTATTTAGCAATCGCGTTAGGAATGGTTTTGTTTATTGCCACGGTGGCGTTCGCCATTGATTGGACCACGGCCAATCAAGCGACCGTGGCGTGGGACGCCATTACATACCAACTCGACCCCGGTGAACGGGTGACCTACGTGGTGTATTTGGCGAACGCAAAGACGGACCCCAATAAAGCGAACCCGGTGGAAGTTGCACAAACCCAAGCGACACAACAAACGGTGACGCTTGGAACCAAGGGCTCGTATTTTGTGGGCGTTAAATCGGTTATTGAAATAGATGACGGTGCCGGTAATTGGAGCGCGGCGTCGGAAAGTGCCATTGGATGGAGCGACGACCCTCAGTATGCGCAGGGTGGAGCAATTTTTGGCTTAAGGTTTTACCCTGCGCCCAATGTACCGACGGAATTGAGACCCGTGTCCGGATAGAATATTTCCGGTATTAACCAAGGAGGAATTTAAACAATGGCAATCGGTGATGATTTTAGCGTAAACGCGGCTGGCGATATCCGGCACGTGGCCAACACGAATCACTACACGGTGCTGGAATTACACCGCTGGCTCCAAGATTTGGCAGATGACGCGGAGGCTTCCGGAAATGATATTATTGATATTTCGCGGGCCACACCCTCCGAGCGTTCCACAAACCAAATTATCCAATTACTGGGTGATTATAACATTGATGACGATGCCGCCGAATATTTGTATGGTGGCTCCATCAAGCAGGGCTCGGCGGAAACGGAGGAAATTTATGCCGGGCTAAAAGTGCTCGGGGCCGTAAACAATACGGACACCCAGTTGATGATAATCCAAGCGAATGATTATTATCAATACACAACCACACCCTTATCGCCTTTTTGGGGTGACCAATCAGCGGGCGGGTACAATGGCAACGCGACCGAGAATATCCTCATGCAGGTGCTTGTTAAATGCCGCACCGGCGGCGTTGATATTGATAAGCGCCAGATACGTGTGCAAGCCCGTGAGTGGGGTGACACGTATGACTTCTTCAATGTTACATTGGGGGAGGGTGAGTTTGTTGCGGCCATTGGTACGACACCCGACCCACAAAACAACACGGCCATCGCGACCGTGCAAGCGTGGGCCGGTGGCGACATACCGACCAACACGGAGGGCTACCAACAAATTGACATTAATGATGGCAATGGGAACCAGCCGTATTATAGCAAATGGACATATAATACCAACGCCGCCGCCATGAAAGCCGTGTGGGAATGGATTAAGGAAATCACGGGTAACAATAGCCCGGAGGCCGCTGACCCGTATGACATGAACGGTGAATTGTTTTTGGGAATCACCCACAGCATCGCGTTTGATGCGGGCTCGGGTGCGGCAACCCAAAACGAAATCATTGTTTGGGGGACGGCGGTTACGTATGACACCCTTGCCGGTGGCACGTTTACACCGGGCAACCTAATCCGCTTTTCCGGTGGCGCGGCGGGAACCGTGCTTTACGATAACGGCTCCACGCAACTTATTTTCGCGCAAGAGGATATCACGGATACGATTGCCAATGATGAAACGATTACCGAATACGACCCGAGCGACGGGACTGCGACCGGTGTTACCGCCGCCGTGAACGTAACGGTAACGGATGCCAATAAGGAAGGCGGCTCAGGCATCATACTTGCAACCACGGGCACCACAACGGGCTCCCATTATATCCAACTGCTCACCGGCAAAGCCCCGGTGGATAACCTCAACATGTATGGCCTCACTTCGACGAACGATTGGGACGTGGCCGGTTCGCCCACGGCCCGCACGGTGCCGAAGATCTTCCTTGGCTCATACACGGGCTCGCTCATTGGCGCGTATGGCGTGGGCATTGACCCCGATGACCTTGGGTATCCGGACACCGTTGAGGACCTTGGCGGCAACACCCGCACCGCACCCAATAACGTGACCTGGTACTTTTACAATTTGGAAGTAGGTGACCGAATACTCGTTGGCAAAAAGCATGCCGTTAATAGCGACTTTGATTTTGCCGAAATGACGCTTAATACGGCGCTCACGGGCGGAGCGGAAACT